GAAGGTTGTGTTGAGCTTAAAACCTCATAACACTGTGGGGGTTAGTGTAAAAGCTAGCCCCCTTTTTTTAATTTAGGAGACAACAATGGTTGATACATCACGCACAGTTGCGGATTTAACAACTAACTTATTTCAGAATGGTCAAGCAGCAGGGTCTATAACACCCCAAGACTTGCGTGATTTTATTGAAACAACACAAACTAAACAGGGTAGTATTTATGTATCGACACCGGCTTCTACAAGCATAGCTTCTGCAGGAACTTATGTAGAGGGAGCAGGCACATATACTTTAAGTACAGCCCCAACTGCTAATGAGTTTGATGAAAATACTAACGGTAGATTGAGGTACACAGGAACACCTACGGTAAACTGTATGTTCATGGCTTCTGCTTCATTAGAGATAGACACATCAGCAGTTAACAAAGAGTTTGCAATAGCATTACATAAGAATGGAACTCTTATTACAGGTACACAAATGGTTGGGTTTTCTCCAGCTACTACAGTTAATTCAGTTAACATAACTACAATGGGTTTTGCTTCTATGGCAACAAATGATTATATTTCAATCTTTGTCGCGAACATAGATAGTACCGATAATTTAACTTTAAGAAAAGCTCAATTAATGGGCATGAGTTTGGTGACTTAAATGGCCTTTATATCTACTACCCCCATCACAGAACTAGAAGCAATTAACATGATGTTAGCCGCTATAGGTGAAGCTGCAGTATCTAGTTTAGAAACTGCTACTACTGTAGAAGTAACCCAAGCAAAGAATTTACTGTCAAATATTAATAGAGAAGTACAGCAAAAAGGTTGGCATTTTAATACTGAATGGGATGTGAGTTTAAGTCGAGATGCTGATAACAGAATTCCTATTGGATCAAATGTTGTTTCAATTCATGTAGAAAATAAGTTAACTACCATTAGAGGTATAGATGGAGTGATGTACTTGTATGACTTAGATAACAACACATTTACTTGGACATCTAACTTAGATAATGCAGTAACAATAGCTCTATTAGAATTCCAGAATACCCCACAATCTTTAAGACAATATGTAACAGCTAAGGCTGCAAGAGTATTTCAAGAAGAAGTGGTAGGACAAGTATCAGCAGAATCAGTTAATAGGCTAGAAGAATCTGAGGCTTATGCTGATCTACTAGATGATGAAGCAGAACGCGCAGGATTTAACGTAGGATATGGAACATTAGACATGGTGAATATGACTAAGACCTATAGGAAATTATGGTAAATGCCACTTATCAACGAGCAAATAAGCAATTTAATCAATGGAGTTTCACAACAACCCCCTAGTTTACGATTAGCTTCCCAAGCAGAAATCCAAGAAAATGGACTATCTACTCCGGCTGAGGGTCTAAAGAAAAGACCACCCTTAGAGCACGTTAAGAAAATCAATACACACACTGATACTGACTCATATATTCACTATATTAACAGAGATGAAACTGAAAGATACATAGTTAAATTAACCTCTGATCAATTTGACTCAGCGTTCTCTACCGATTTTACTCAAGCTAATTTAACAGTTACAGATTTAGATGGAACTGCACAGACAGTCTCAGGCTTCACTGGTGACAATAAAACGTACTTAACCTTAGCTAATGCTAGAGATAACTTACATTTATTCTCTATTGCTGATACCACCTTTATTGTTAATAAGACTAAAACTACGGCTAAGAGTGGTACATTAGGAACTGCTAGAAATCCAGAAGGAATCATATTTCTAAAGCAAGCTACCAGTGCATCTACTATGACAGTCTATGTAGATGGGTCTAGTGTATCGTCAGTAACTTCCAGTAGTGATGCAACTACTCAGATTGATGATATAGTTAGTGATCTTACTACAGCTATAGGTTCTACCTTTACTATCACTAAGTTTGGTAGTAGTAATATACATATTACAAGACAGAATGGAGCTGACTTTACGTTACACTGTAACGCACCTGAGTCTAACCTAATAGCCATTAAAGATACTGTAGTCGATTTCACAGAGCTACCGGCTAGAACTAAGGATGGCTTTACTATTCGTATTACAGGAGAGCCTAACAGTGGTTCAGATGATTACTGGATTAAACATACAAACTCCTCTGATGCTGATGTAGGAGAATGGACAGAAACAGTAGAACCGGGATTAGCTAATACTATTGATCCTGCTACTATGCCCTTGACTTTAATCAGGACAGCCTCCAATACCTTTACTTTAAGTCAAGTTACTTGGACAAACAGAGTAGCCGGAGATGCTACTACAGCTCCTGACCCTAGTTTTATAGGGCAGAAAATAAACGATATGTTCTTTCACAAGAATAGATTAGGATTCTTAGCCAATGAAAATGTTATATTGTCTGAGTTGGGAGAACACTATAATTTTTATGCTACAACTGCCACCACAGTATTAGATACGGCAGTTATTGATCTAGCTTCACCCTCTAACGAAATAAGTATATTACATCATGCTATACCACATAATGAAAACCTCCTCATCTTTAGCGACTTTAGTCAGTTTAAGTTATCAGAATTTGCAGCTGGTGGACTCACACCTACAAATGCTAAACTTTCAAAGCTAACGTCTTACGAACATGATAAGACTGTTAAACCTATAGTCAATGGTAGGAAGGTTTACTTTTCTGATGAAAATGATGGGTTCTCTACTGTTAGAGAATTTGGGGTAATTGAAGATTTACAAGAAGAAACTGCTGAAAATATAACTTCTCATGTTCCAAGCTATATCACTGGTAGAGGATTCAAGATCATACCCCATGATGAGATTATATTTATTCTCTCAGATGAGAATATGAATGAAATCTTTGTGTATAAATATCTCTTTCAGAATGGTGAGAAAAAGCTCAGCTCTTGGTCTAAGTGGAAATTTAAACCAGAAGAACAAATCATAGGCTTGCACGTTATAGACTATATCGCTTACTTTGTTATCGTTAGACCTGATGGAACTTACATTGACAAGATGACTCTACAAGATGTAAACCTTGTAGGACTCACTGAGTCGAATACTCAGCTCTCATTTAAGCCACACTTAGATAGACTTGATTCTATCACAGGGGTCTATAATGCAGGTACGGATAAAACTACTTGGACAATACCTTATCCTGATGACTTTGATTCTACCTTTAGATTGATCTACAGTGCAGAGTGGGAGGGTAAAAGGGGTGGACAAGTACAAGGAGTCTCTCAGACTTCTCCTACAACTCTTATAGCTACAGGAGACTTCTCTACCTATCCAGTATGGGTGGGTAAGGAATATCAGTTCCTCTATGAGTTTACTGAGCCTACGATTAAAACAGAAGTAGCAGGTAGATTAAGCTCTCTTTCTGGTGGTACTCTAAAGATTAGGAAGTTCAATATAGATTATTTTAAGGCAGGATTTTTTGATATGAGAATCACAGCTCCCGGTAGAGATGTGTTTAGCCACACCTTTACCGGTAGAATACTTGGGTCTACATTAAATAAGGTTGGAACTGTACCATTTGAAACTGGTAATTTTAAGAAGCTGATTTTAGCTGATGCAAAAGGATTAAAGATTGAACTTGTATCTGACTCCTATCTCCCCTGTGCATTTACAGGAGCAGATTGGGAAGGTAACTATGTAGTGAGGACGGTGAGTAGGAGATAAAATGTCTTTAGTAAAACTCAAAGATTATGTTAAGCCTTACCATAGAAAAAGTAAACTTGAAGATGTTGTAGAATTATATCCTATACTCAGAGAAGCGGATCAACGCGAAGTAGAAACCTTAGGAAGCTCCCCTGAGAGAGCCTTAGTATTTGCTTATCTAAATAGCTCTACTTGTAGAACTATTGTTAATAGCGAGGGTAATCCTGTAGCTATGTTTGGAGTAGTTCCATTAGATAAATACTCAGGGTCAGTATGGATGTTAGGGAGTAATGGTCTACCTAAAATTAAGAAAGCCTTTTTAAAAGAGTGTAGACAGGAAGTGATTAAGCTGAATGAAAAACATTCTTATCTCTGCAATATAATTGATAGTAGGAATACACTTCATGTTAAATGGATTAGATGGTGTGGCTTTAAGATTATAGGAGAGACCATGATTAACAATGTTAAATTTTATGAATTCTGTAGGGTAGGTACTTAATGCCAACATTTCAAACATTATATACTAGTAGGTTTTTAGCAGAGACTTTTGGGGCTGATGTTCAGTATAAAAGGGATACTTTTACTGCTGATACAAGGTTCTATGATGCTCAAAAACAAGTAGCCATAAACAATCAATTAGCCTACAATTCATTTTTACACATCAATCAAGAACAAGCATTAGATTTAAAACGATTAGCCTTTGACAAAGCTGATATTAGGCGAATGTCTATGGAAGAAGTAGCAAAACAAAGGGCTATAAATGCAAGTATGGGTGGAGATAGAGGCAGAGTTGGTCAGAGTTCTGATGCAGTAATAGATAATATAAGACGTAGGGCTTACTTAGCTTTAGCTCGGAAAGACTTAAATAGACAGATAAGAATGTCAAGCTTTGACCAACGAAGGAAGAATGTAACTCTAAGTACGACTAGTAAGAATAATGTAGCTTTTTCCAACTTACAAATTAGTCCAAGTAAAACTGGGGCTATCCTTAAAGTGTTGGGTTCTGGTATACAGAACAATATTGATGCTAAGGTTGGTACTTTGAGTACCTCAGGTAAAGCTACACAAACTACAATTACTACAACATAAAGATTTATTGGAGCATATATGCCACAGCAAGACCAATTCAGGCTTGATCCTGTTGAAACAAAAATCACAGCTCCTATTTCTGATGTTTCAGTTCAACAAACTCCTACTAATGATACTGGGTTACAAGCCGGTGTAACTGCCCTTTCTCAAGCTATGGGAAGTTTAGCTGATTTTGCTAAAAAAAGACGAATACAAGAGGACACCCTTATAGCTGAGGAAGCTGCGGCTAGAGAAGAAGTAATGCCGGGAGGACTACTACCAGTAGCTCAATCAGCTTATCACAATGTTGTTGATATAAATACTAAAGCTGAGGTGTTAGCTAGTGTCAAGCTATGGACTGAGGGTGATGATTACTTAGGAGTCATTAAGAGTGATGCCACTTCTAGAGAAAAATCAGATGCTTTAAAGAACAAGTTTGCTTCCTTCAAAGCTGAGGGAATGGCTGCTATTAGAAATCCTGCCTTACTACAGTCATTTAATCTTGAGATGAATGAGCTACAAGCAGCTCAAGAAAAGATCATCTATGAGATAGAAAAGAAAGATATGACTGTAGAGACTATTCAAGGGATAAAGAATGTCATAACAGATGCTAAGAATTTTGCTGAGATAACAGATGCAAAAGAACTAGCTGACATATTCAATAAAAGATGGATTAATGCTATGGGTCTAGATGTTAAAAAGACTCTGCCGTGGATTACTGATAAAGAAGCACGACTCTTAGCTATGCAGACTTTAATGCAAGATGAAGACATTCTATTGAGACCTGATATTATCCATGATATGCTAGGAGAAGAATACTCTAAAGGGTTTACTTATTCTGCATTACTCATAGGTACTGGTGATGATGCGGAAGAATTTCAAAAGATGCACAAAGACTACCTATCAGATTCTAACGCACTCTTTTCTAAATTATCTAAAGAAGAAACTGCTTCTTTTAACAAACGAGTAGATGAAGCTAAGGATAATGCTTATGACCTATTTGCAAAAAATGGTGCATCTCTAGAAGCTGCGGCACAAGCTAGAATACTTTTAAATAACAGTGGAGTATTTAATAAAGATAAAATTGAAACACAGATTAGAGCATTTGAAAACTACTATAATAGCACTGAAAGGTATGGTAGAAATTCAGAACCATATACAAACTTAGTAGGACGGATTGTGCATAATGACATCACTACTAAAGGTGAACTCAATGATGCTCTCTTAGCGGCTGAAATTGATACCTCACTATGGGATGATGCTCAGCAATTATTTAGTGATAAAGGGGCGCAACGGAAAGCTAGAATCAAAGAGTATCGAGATAAAACTAGTGAGATGCGTACTCAGATGGTTTCTACGATTAAGATGGCTCTTAAAAATAATAAGAATCTATCCGCTATCCTTAAACAAATGCAAGACAGTAAATTGGATAATGCTCAGATGTTGGAGTTGATTGCAAATTCAGGTTTAAATGCTAGTGAGTTTGCCAACATGATGGAAGGTTTGCAAATAATGACCAACAATATGAACCAACTGGCTACTGATTGGGGAACTGAGGATGTAGCCACAGATGCTCCAATTCGAGGTAAAGAGTTCTTTGAAACATTTCGTCAGCAACGACAAGAGCTTTTAGATGCTGCAAAGAAAATCTCTGAGATAACTAGAGAGAAAGAAGCCTCCCTCTTACAAGATCGAGCTGATACAAAGATGAAGGTGGAGGGTGCAAGGCAGAAGCGAGAGTTTGCTAGTCAAGGGTTTCAAGTAGGATCATCAAATGCCGAGTGGCAAGAAGGATTAACGTGGAGAAAAGCAGTAAAGAAACAAAATGATGACCTTAAAAAACAAATAATAGCAGAAGCAAAGGCAAAGAAACTAGCAAACCAAAAACTCATAGAAAAAGTACCTGTAGAACACGATCCAACATGGTGGGATAACATATTAGATTGGGTAGCCCCTTCTCTATCAGATCGACTACTCAAAGAAACTGATCAAAAGGGAGGCTATGGTAGCTTTTCGTATAATAAAGAGATGAATGATGATGAAAAAGTATATTTTAAAAGCTTACTGGAAGCCCCTCCCGGTGATCCTATAGTAGACCCAAAGTTTGAAGAAGCCCCTTCTACGAAAGAAATAGAGGAAAATGTTGATTATCAAAACTACTTAAAGCAACTACAAAGACAAGACAATACCGATAGAACCTC